CACCCGGCCCGGCATCGTCACGACGCGAGCAACCTGCTCGCCCGTCATGAACTGCTGCATCAGGCCGATGATCCGCTCACCGATCTCCGCCAGGATCGTCTCGATCTTGGCCAGGCGATCCTGCGCACGGGAGTTGGCCGCGTCCTGGATCATCGCCGCTTCGGTGGCGGTGCGCTTGACGCTGGTCTGTGCCGCACCGCGCTGGTAGTCGGACACGCCAGACACCCGGTCGATGTCGTTGGTGATCAGCGACGACTGGTCGTAGAAGTCCGTCGGCGTGATCACCGCCGGGAGCGGGGCGATGACACTGCCGGGGTTCCCGTCGGAGGTGACGGGGATCATGGTGTTGTCGATGTCCGACTCCAGGGCCAGCACGCCCTGGCGGTCGAACGCATCCTTCTCGTACAACCACTTGCGCTGGAAGCGCTTGCGGTGGTTCATCATCTGGTTGCGGGTCTCGTTGAGCTCCAGCTGCAGCGACTCGATCTGCGCCACGTCACCGATCGTGTAGAAGCTGTCGATCACCTCGTAGGAACGCAGCATCGTGAACGGGTGCCCGTGGGCGTAGGGCATCGGCTTGGGCTTGATCAGGAACCCACCCGAGCCGTCGGTGTCCTCGCTGTCCAGAGCGAACGTCGACACGGTGCCGCGGGTGATGTCGTAGAACTCGATCACCTCGGCGTACTGCCGGGCCCCACCGTCGGGCTTCTCGGTGCGGGCGTCGGAGTCCCCGTCACCAGCCAGCCACCGCGACTGGCTCGACCCGTTGACCTTCTGGCGGGCGCTGGGCGAGTAGCGGCTGTCGACCTTGACGTTCTGCACCGGACGCCAGATGCGCTGAGCGATCCAGCACATCTCCTTGGGGTGACGGCTGTCGGGGTCAGCGAACATGTCGAAGGGACTCATCCGCTCGATGAACGGACGGTCGTTGTCGACGTACATCTCCGACTCGACGTTGCCCTCGACATCCTCACGGTCGTCGATGCCGACGTCGGACCCCGAGTCCTCGGGCCCCGACTCCGTCGGCGGATCGACCTTGCGCTCCACCGGCGGCTTGACGAACTTGTAGCCGGTCTTGATCCACCCGTGGCCGACGATCAACCAGTCGAGGACCGCCAGACGGAACTCAGGCTGGTACTTGTACGTGCGCCACAGGTAGTTGAGGACTTCCTCGGTGATGATCGCCTGCGGTGCCTGCTCGGCCTTGCGGGCGTTGACCACGAACTTCGGGTTGTTCACCGCCACCGACGGGGCGATGGTGTTGATCGTCGAGAAGACGAGGTTGACGATCAGCTGGTCACCGGGCATCTTGCGGCTGTAGTGCCGCCCGCGGTACATGTCGCAGTACCGCTGCCAATCGTCGTCGTAGTTGTCCGATCGGAACCGCTTGGCCCGGTGAATCTCGTCGCGGTAGTACGACAGCAGTTCGCGCTGGAGCATCAGATCGGCTCGATGTTCGGGTTGCCCTTCACGTCACCGACGTGCTCGGCAACGAACTCGGCGTTGGTCCGTGCAGAGAAGTTCGAGCGCCCGGCCTGGAACCCACCGCCGCGGAAGGTGAAGCCAATCGAGCCGACGTGGCACGGATAGCACGTCGTCAACGTCCCACTGACGCTGCGCTTCTCGCACTCCGGGCAGACCATCAGGGGGTGGTGCCCTCGTCGCGGTGACTGATGAAGCCCTGCAACCAGTCGACCAGCGTCACCCGTGGCGTCGAGCGAGCCTGCTCGTGAGCGAGCACCTCGTCAGCCAGGTCGGGGTTGGCGTCGACCCATGCCTCGATGTCGGGGATGGTGAAGTTCCCCGGATTGATGACGTGCTCGTCTTCCTCCAACGGAGCGGCGCCACCGACCCAGTTCGTCCCGGACCAACTCGCTCGACCAGTGGTGCCAGTGGTCCGGGTCTGCACGTACTGACCGGTGGTCCAGGGTGTCAACGGGCTGGCCGTGACGACGACGGGGATGCCAGCAGCCAAATTGGCGACCGAAGCCGGTGGCTGACCCCCGGTCGGCGTCCATGTGCCGGGGGTGCCAGCCGTCGCGCCAGTCGCAGGCGGGCTGACGCCCCCGGTCGACGGCGGCTTGGCCGTGTCGCCCCACACCTCGTGGGGCAGGACCTTGTAGCCCCTGCGGTACTGCCGTGAGTTCTTGCGGACATGAGCACGACGCGTCATGCGTTGCCGATCGAGCCGCATCGTTCCCGAAGCCATCAGGTCACCCCGTCTTCCGAACCCAGGGCGAGCCAAAGGGCTCGCGTTTGTGGACATTACTTGAACCCGTCAACTTCGACAGTGGGTCGTCGCCATACAACATCCGCTCGAAGAATCCCATCGTTCCCTGTCCGGGTTCTTTCTTCGGGTCATACTCGGCCAGCCACACGTGCTTGAGCATCTGCCCGGCGATGGCCAGGCTGATCACCCGGTCATCGAATGGCGAGCCCTTCAACTTCCCGGCGTCGTCGCGCACGAAGCCGCGCAATTCGCTGAGCGTCGCCTTGTCGTGCAGCTTGATGGCCCCTTCGCGCAGGGCCATGTTGAGCTCGTCGACCGCCAGCGGCTTGGTGATCTGCGTGGTGCGCCAGCCGAGGATGTCGGTCGGTACCGACTTCTTGTAGCGCGGCGAGCGTTGCATGTACAGCGGGTGGTAGCGCTCGCGGTGCAGCGCCTTCAGCGTGGCCAGGCCGTGGTTGTTCGACTCGACGGCGATCAGTGCCTGGTTGTACATCCGCCCCAGCGGAGCCAGGACGTGGGTGCCAAGCAGGTCCGGGTCGATGCGCCCGTGCCAGTGGGCGACCACCTCACCGTCGCGGGCGTTGATCACGTGGATCGAGGAGAAGTCCCCGTGCTCCATCCCCTGGGCCGGGTCTCCCCCGATGACGTACCGCCCCATCTCCGTCGGCATGAACCAGATCTTCAGCGGGCCCCCGCTGTCGGGCTGGAACGACAGGCTGCGGTGCTCGTTGAAGAACCCCTCAGCGATCGGATCGAAGATCTCCTGCTTGCGCAGCACCTCGATGGCGAACACCGGACGACCTGATTTGAGGAACGCTTCCTCTTCGTCGGTCGGATACTCCTGAGCGATCTGCCATTCCGGCAGGTCACGGACCTTGTCCTCGTACCACTGCTGGTCGCGCCCGTTGGCCGACCATGGATGGAACATGGCGTAGAACCGGTTGGTCCCCGAGCGCGCTCCGACCCACAGCTGGTGGAACAGGTTGCCCTCGCCGTTGGCTGTCGACAGGGCGATGACTCGACCGCCGACGTCAGCGATCGGCTCGATCGACGACCACGCCTCCTCGCTGTTGGGCAGGTAGGCGAGCTCGTCGATCACCGCCAGGTACACCGACTCACCACGAGCAGGGTCCGATGCCGACGGCAGGGACTCGATGTAGCTCTCGTTGGAGAACTCCATCTTCGTCTGCGTCGCGTTCATCACCGGGCCGCGCACCTTCATCCACTCCGGCAGGAAGCGGAACGTGTACTTCGCCTTGGCCAGCAACTTGATGGCGTCGCGCTCGGTGCGGCTGAGCATGATGACGACGCGGTCCTCGTAGCCGAACGACAGCCACAGGCAGAACACCGCGACGAGGGTGGAGAACCCGATCTGGCGGGCCTTGAGCATGATCGAGTAGCGCCGCTTCAACCACATCGCCGCGCTCATCCGCTGGGCCTCGAACAACTCGAACTTGATCCGGCCGCGCTCGGGGTGCTTGATGTACACGTAGTTGGCGCAGAAGTAGGTGAACGCCTGGAGCAGGTCGAAGACGTCGTCGGTCTGCGGGAAGCACCTGCGCCACTCCCGTTCTTCGAGCAGCTGGTCCCAGGTGATCTGAGACTCGTCGACGATGGTCATGACGTCAGATCCTCTATCAAGTCATCGGTCGGCACCAGGGCGAGGACACCGGCCAGGGCTGCAGCGACACCGGACACGGCGGCGAACACCAGCGCCAGCATCGACACGTTGCTGACGAACACCACGCTGTCCAGCCAGCCCTTGACCCCGGCCATCCACCAGATGACACCGGAGACGATGAGCATGACGATGTTGACCGCCAACGACGTCACCGCGATCGGCAACGCCAGACGGCGGACGAGATCGATCACGTCGGCTCGCTCGCCGCCTGCATCACCTGGAGCCGGGCCGTGAGTTCCTCGATCTGCGCATCCTTCATCGCCAGCTGAACGACGAGATCACCGATCTGTCGACCGAGTCGGTCGATGACGAGGTTGGCGTCGAGTTGCTGCTCGCTCATGGGTTCACCACCGGCGCGGGCGGGTTCGGGTCCTGCGGCCAGTTGGCCGTGATCGCTGCCGTGATCGCTGCATCGGTGATGACGTCCTGGTCATAGCCCGGCGCACCGCGACCGGAGTTCACCGCTGTCTCGTAGGCGGCCTCCGTCTCGACAGCAACCGACCAGTACAGCGGGCCGTAGTTGGGGTACCCGGAGCGGACCAGCTTGCCGAACCACGTCTCCTGCAACGGCTCGTTGAAGATCAACTCCTTGTTCGTCTCCGCGACGATCCGTGCCTGCAGCTGCGGGTCGTTGGCCGCTCGGTTGATGGATGATGCACTCATTCCTTCGCCTCCAAGGCGTCGAGTCGGTCAAGCATCTGCTGCATGACCCTGGTCAGAACCGGAGTGAGCTTGCCGTAATCCATCGACGGCCCTTGCTCGGTGTCAACCTCCGGGGCGACGGCGTACGGAGCGACGTCCTGCGTCCACTCAGCGATGAACCCGATCTGATCCGCAGCGCCACCGATCCGATCGAACGTCACCGGACGCAGGCCGCGCACGATCCGGTCCGCCTCCTCGGCGGAGAGGTCTTCGATGTTCTCCTTGATCTTCAACGACGAGCCGGTCACCCAGCCGTAGCCGTTGGTCCGGGCGTAGCCGTCCGACTGGTGGTCGAACCACCATCCGCCCGCCGGTGTGTAGAGCCGAACGATGCCCCAGGAGGCGATCTCCACTCCACCGATGGAGCCGTTGTACCGGGCGATGTGGTTCGTGTCGCTGTTCGAGTAGAGGTAGAGGTACGAGCCGTTCGGAACGGTGACGCCTCCGTTCGCGTCGAGGCGCTGGGCGAACCGCCCGTATCCGTTGATGTCACACAAGTAGCCAGCGTTGGACACTTGGTTGTAGCCGATACAGACGCCGCCGTTGGAGCCGAACCAACCACCACCGAGCCAGATGTGCTTGTCACCGATGCTCCGCAGGTAGGTGGCATCGCTCATGAACCAGCCACCGCCATAGCTGGAGTTGAAGGCAAGCTGGTACACCTCGCTGAGCGAGTAGCCACTCATGTTCAGGTTGCCAGCGAGGCTGTGGCTGCCGTTGGCGTTGAGCGACAACTGGTAGCTGGTGCCGTTGGTGCCGGGACGGAGCCAGATGCTCCCGCCTCCAGGCGTCGAAACGAGACAGTTGGTCCCCTCCGACATGATCAGGTACTGACCGTTGCTCCACGACAACCCACCCCAGGTCGAGCCGTGGCCACTGATCGCCCCGACCCGGCAGTTGAACGGGAACGAGATGTACCCCGTCACTGGTGATCCCAGGATCAGGCTGCCGATGTCGGCCTGGAGCGTGACGCCGTTGGCGTGCCCTTGCAGATAGCCCTCGCGTGTCCCGCCGTTCCAGAAGCCGATGTAGTCCTGCTCGCTGGTGAACTTGAGCTTCTCGCTGCCAGGCGAAGCATTGAAGGTCAACGAGCCGGTCATCGTGTCGCCCGAGACGTTGACGTAGCGCAGGTCGGCCTGGTCCTGGGAGATGCCCGCCTGCGTCCCGATGCCGGTGATCGGGATCCACGGCCCGTTCGGCAGCAGCCGCACGTTCAACACACCCACGTTGGTCTCCTCACGTCGTCGAGAACTGGATCGTGCCGAGACCGATGTCGACCGCACCGGAGATGCCGAAGACCGACATCTGCCCATCCGAGCCGATGATGAGGTTGAACACAGATGTCTGTGTCGTGCGGTTCGCCACCGCGAAGCTCAACGGGGCGGGTGGCCGGAACCCCACCGGCAGGATCGCCATCGGGTTCGCTCCGCCTGCGGTGAAGTGAACCTCGCCGCGCACCTGCACCATGTCACCGTCGATGCGGCGCTGCAATCCCTGCGCCCCGGCGAGGTTCGTCCAGTTGGCCGAGTTGTACGCCTGTGTCGCCCACGGCGGGAACGGCGCAGGCGAGGCGACGTAGGCGCCGACCGGGCCGATGTCCTCGACGTAGAAGGTGTGCGATGCGATGTCCATCCACACGCTCATCGCTGCGCTCGGGTTGACTCGGACGTCGTAGACGTGGCGATTGCCGTCGCCGTTGACGATGCCTTCGACGTGGCAGTTGTCGTAGCTGCTGGCAACAGGCAGGTGCCACCAGTCGTAGATGCCTGAGTTGGCATTGTTGTCCCACAGCTGGGACTGCATGTTGGCGTTCGCCGTCGTGTTGGCGATCGCCCGGATATTGCAGGCGATGCGGTAGCGGCGCCCGGACAGCAGCGTCACCGTCAACTGGTTGGTGATCCTCGTCGGCACGCCCGCCGCCACCGGCAGCCCAGCACCGAATGGGGTTGCCACTGCCACCACGCCCCACGCCGTGTTCCACCGGTCGGTCGGTGTGATCGGGTTGGCCGTCCACGACGAGCCGGTCACCGGGCCGACGTCTTCGACAACCATCGCCCGACCCTGGAAGTCCGAGACCGCCGTGTTGGAGGTGCCCGCAGCGAGGAACACCGAGTAGGTCGCGTTCTCCTCGGTGACGGTGTTGTACAGCGTCGTGCGCGCCAGCGGGAACGACGAGCCGGTGCCCATCGCCTCAGCGGGCACGAACCACGTGTCGATGACAACGTTGTTGCGTCGCAACGTGACCGACAAAGCCTGCAAACCGCCCGACGGATACAAGTTCAGCTGCGTGCGGATGGCCATGACTCGCCCGACTCGCTCGGGTACGGAGACCGTCAGCCCGGTGTTCTGCGGTGTGGTGTGCGTGCCGGTCGTCGTGAACGTCGTCGCGCCGACGGCCCGAGCAACCACGCCCCACGCCGTGTTCCACCGCAGCGTCTCGTCGAACGTCGGCGTCGGAGCGTCGGTGTCGTACCACATGTCCGCGAGGGTCGCGAGGGACGCGGCCGGGTCGTCCGGCCCGACCCACACCTCGTCGGGTCCGATCGGACCCTGCGCGCCCGTCGCGCCGGTGTCGCCCTTGATGCCCTGCGGACCCTGGATGCCCTGCGGACCCTGCGCGCCGGTGTCGCCCTTGACGCCCTGAGGACCCTGCGCTCCGGTATCACCCTTGATGCCTTGCGGACCCTGCGGACCCGTTGCACCCGTCGCTCCGGGGTCACCCTTCGGACCCTGCGATCCCGTCGGCCCGGTCGGACCGGGATTGCCTTGGGGGCCAGTCAGACCGGTGTCGCCCTTGACGCCCTGCGGACCTTGCGGACCAGTCGCACCGGTCGGGCCGGGATCACCTTGGGGACCCACCGGACCGGGCACCGTCGAGTCGGCACCCGTCGGACCCTGCGGTCCGGTCGGACCTGTCGGACCCTGCGGTCCAACCGGACCTGTCGCACCCTGCGGACCTTGTGGTCCCTGTGGCCCTTGCGGTCCTTGGATCGGACCGAGATCGATCCAGTCACTCGGTGAGTCGTTCGGATCGGGACCGACGTACGACCAGACATGACCGGTGTCGTTGGTCTGGTACATGTCCCCGATGCCAGGAGTGGCGATGGTGATCAGGTCGGGCGTGGTCGGCACCTCGCCCTTGATGACCATCCCCGTTCCACCGCCGCCACCACCATTGAGTTCCAACGCAGCGAGGCGACGACGCAGATCGAAGTCGGCGCGACGTGACGACGGGCTGACCGTCCCCGGCTGGAACCCGTTGGTGACGGTCATCAGCCACCCTGCCGGTCGAGCAACTCCTGGGCAGCGCGAGCAGCGATCATCTCCGTCAACTGTTCATCGGTCAGCGTCTTGGCCGCAGCACTGGTCACGGTGACGTCCAGCTTCTTCGGCTTGATCGCATCGATCGCTTCGAGGTACGCCCGTGCCGCCTGCACCTGGCGGGGATCGGTGCGGTCCGCTGCCGTCTCCTGCAGAGCGTTCATCACCTCGAACGCCTTCTGCGGACTGCCGACCGTCTTGCGGTAGCGGTCCTCCCACAGGCGCAGGAACGACGGATCACTCTTGAGCGAGGAGATCTTCTCCGAACTCATGTCGAGCTCGTCGGCCAACTCCTTCTGCGTCCGCGGCTCGCGGAGATCCTTGGGAGTACACAGCCATTCGAGGAGACGCTGAACGCGGAAATCATTCGGATTGACGACGATCGCCATGGATTCACAGTATGGCCCTACCCGAAGGTGGCATCGAGGAAGCTGCGCTGTCCGAGGATGTCATGGTGGCTGACCCGGTCGGCGCAAACGCCGCAGATGAATCGGGGCAGGCCGCGGATCTTCAGCACCTGGGTCCGTCGCTGGGCGTTCTGCCACGCCTCGATCATCTGGAAGGTGTCCCGTCCCAGGGCGTCCATCTGCATCCCGCAGCCCTCGCACGTCACCAGACGATTCGTCGGGATGTTCCTGTCGACCACGTCGTTCCTCTCGTCGTTGCTTGTTCTCCAAGGCCATGTACTCGCGGTAGGCCGCGGTCCCCATCCCTGGCGGAGCCTCGGCCCAACTGATTCCTTCGATGACACGCCGCACCGTGGTGCGACTGATTTCGAGCCGGTCAGCGATCTGCTGCTTGGGCACACCCTCAGCGTGCCACCTGCGGATGTCGGCAACCTTCTCTGCGTTCAGCTTGGACATCCCGTGGCGCTCGCCGTGGAGATGGTTGACCGGCGGCTTCGACGCCCGGCCCTTGGCCAACATGTCGGCGTTGTTGTCCTGCACCGTGCCGACCTTGAGGTGATCGATCCGGTAGCACAGCGGGTTGTCGCACAGATGGAGCACGACCTGCTCGGGTCGCAGGCGACGCTCGCGGGACATGTTCAGCGCCCAGCGGTGAACCTTCTCCGCGATCCACGGCCCGTCGCGGCTGTAGCGAACCTTCTTCTTGCCGTAGCCGTACTTGTCGATCGCCCCCTGCCACAGCCGACACGGAGTCGGCTGTGGCGAAGGGGGCGGATAATCCCGCAGACGACGCCATTTCGTCGGCTTGGGCGGGACCACCTTGACCGGGATGGCCATCCGCACCAGCGGCCGCAGCCGCCGGATCTGGATGGGTCCCGATTCGTTCATCTCACTCGTTCTCGTCCCACAGATCCTTGGCAGCGATGCTGGTCGTCGGGGCCTTGTACTGCGCCCGGAACAGCTTCGGAGCCGAGTATCCCCGGTTCGTCTTCTTGCCGTTGCCGCTGTAGCCGACCTTCAGCCAGCCACCCTCGTCGAGGGTCTTGCTGCCGGACTTCTTGACCGCATCAGCGATCGCATCCTTCATGCTCGTGCCGGTGCCCTCCTGGGGCTCGAACCGTCCGCCCTTGGCGAAGATGCGCCGCAGCCCATCGTCGTTGTCGTCCTCGTGCTGCTCGGTCTGCAGGGTGATCACCAGCTGCATCCGCGGCTGGCCGTCGGGCCAGGTCAGCGGCTCCTGGGTCTCCATGCTGGTCTGCTGGGTCCGCTCGGCGTGGGTGATGATCCCCTCGACCGTGTCCCCGATCTGCTCGAACTTGGCAGCCTTGCCGCCTCCTCCGAACAGGAAGTCATTGATGTCATTGCTCATGCCATAGCTCCCTTGGTGTGGTGGTGCGTGTTGCTCAAGGGCAACTCGCTCATGTGCTTCCCGTTGGCCAGCCCTGAGGGGACGAACGGGAGCGAATGCTGCTTCTCGACCGCATCGAGCAGATCGAGCAGCGTGGTCAGTTGGTCGTCGGTGGTGATCTTCTTCGGGCTGGGCAGATGCTCGGGCCAGCGCTGCATCAGCATCTCACGAGCCTTGGGGTACTTGCCGACCTGTGCGATGCGCTGCAGCGACCAGTCGTACATCTGGTCGAACACGGCGGGCATCGGCATCATGTCCACCGGATCGAGCGGCGGTGGGTCGCTGACGTTGACCAACCCACCGATCTCGTCGGGCGGCACCGGCACGAAGATCTCGTGCTCGTCGTAGCCCATCATCGCCCCGGCCTTCCACGCCTTGTCCCACTCCTTGACGTCGTGGGCCAGCAGCGCACCCTTCAACCCGACGTCGATCGAGCACCAGATCATCCGGCAGCGGGCCTTGCCGACGGGCAGGTGCACGAGGATCGTCCAGTGCGGATCGAGCTCGGGCGTCGGCATCCGCTCGTTGGTCTCCACGTTGTAGAACACGCCGTCGGCGTAGATGGCCATCTGCACGCAGTAGCCCGGCAGGCTGAAGTCCAGCTTCGCTCCGGTCTTCAGATCACCGAGGATCAACGTGCCCGGTGCGATGACCTTGCCGTCGGGCGCGGTCAGCGGCTTGGTGGTGCGGTAGATGCGATCGGCCGTGCCCGCTGCACGGAAGCTGTCGTTGCACATGTGCACTTCGACGTACTCACTCGTCAGGCCGTAGGCGAACAGCGCCTCGGTGTAGGCGCGCAGGTCATCGGCGTACTCCGGTGGCGGGTCCCACAGATCCTTCTGATCCTCGATCCGGGCGGTCATGGCGTGCAGCGCCGTGCCCATGTCGGCTGCCTCGTTGGCCTGGCCCTTGTCGAGCGCCTTCTCCCGCAGGGCCTTGAAGCCGTCGCGGTCGCCGTCCTTCAGTGAGAGAAGCTCCGCCTGCATGGCGCGACTTCCGGCGACACCAAGCATGGCCTTGTTGATCTTCCAGTCATTGAGGGCGAAGCTGTTGTCGAGCACCTTGGCGTAGCCGGACGGTCGGCTGTAGCGCAGCCACTTGCCGGGGTTGGCCGGGTCGGAGACCATCGGAGCGCCATTGGCTCGACGGTAATCACCCTTCGACTCGTGCTCGTCGATGAGATCGTCGACGTTCATGCGGTCACGCTCCACGGGTTCTCAGCACGGATGTCATCTTCCACACCAATGGGCACGATGTGCCCGGCAGCACGGTGCTTGGCCACGTGGGCGAGCGCCTCGTCGAGCGAGTTCAAC